ATCGACAAACAAACTTGCAGCGGCTAAGTCCGTAAACGCATCAACCATCGCAGCGCCTGATCCAGCACCGTCTGAATAGATAGCCTTAGTTTGTCCCGCTGGGATTGTAATGTTAGCCCCAGACCCTTGAGATATGATGATATTCTGGGAACCAGAAGTTCCGTTTTCAATAAACCACAACTTGCTGACCGTGTTTGGCCCAATCGTAATTGTACAAGCAGAGTCCAAAGTTCCTGTGTATTTCAAGAACATTGAGCGTCCGGGGTCCGTTGCCCCATCCGCAATTGTAGTTGTGTGCGTGTCAGCATTTGTTGTTATGGCTTCTGTGCCAAAAGAAAACGCCTCCGCAATGAGTTCTAAGTTTGTGTTAGTAGTATCGCCCCAAGCACCCGATTGTTCGCCGGAGCCAATTTCCTCTAACCGTAAGTCATTTGTATATACACTTGCCATTTTTCTATCCTATGCTGCAATGTCCGTCCAAGACGGTGTTTGCGAGGGTGTTACCCCCGTAAAGTTTGATGTTTGTGAGGGCGTTACCCCCGTAAAGTTTGATGTTTGTGAGGGTATAATCATTCCCCACGGCTGCGGCATGTCACCTATTTCTCCAGTTCCTGCAACTCCTGTAACAGATATATTTCCTACACCTGTGATAGTAACTGAGCCAACAGATCCTGTTCCTGAAATACCTGTGACAGATACGTTAGAATCACCCGAAGTAGTGACTGAGCCAACAGAGCCCGTTCCTGCAATACCTGTGACAGATACGTTAGAATCACCCGTTACAGTTGCACTGTTGACCGAAGCTGTCATCGTTACCATCGTATTAGTGGTAAAGAAACTTCCTAAAGCTGATGTGCCAGCAACGCCCGTAACCGATACATTAGCTACTCCGACAACTGTAACTGAGCCAACTGCTCCTGTTCCTGCGACTCCCGTAACCGATACGTTTGCGTCACCCGTAACTGACGAAGACCCAACTGCACTGGTTCCTGCAACTCCCGTAACCGAAACATTTGCGTCAGCAGTAACCGTAGATGCACCTACAGATCCAGTAGCGCCGGGGAGTGCAACCTCTGAGTTCCACGCGCCTTCGTTCCACCCTCTGGTAGAGCTATTCCACCCATGAAGTGCAACGATGGCGTCAGACATTAGGCTATCCGGATGATAGCGTTAGACGCATCCGCTGTTGGAAAGACAATCGTAAAGTCCCCAGAACTGGCTGCTTTATCTGCGCCAAAGTCTAAAACACAAACACTGGGGTCTCCAGAAGCTGCTTCGTTATAAACCAAAGCACCCCTGACTGCCGATATTGTAACCGTAGAAAAGACCTCATCTGCAAAATCAGTAAAGGCGGTTGTACTACTGCTTGTTGGAGTAACACTTGTTAAAAAGTTACCTTTAGCAGTGTAATTTGTACCACTAATTTCGTTGCTAGAAGTATAAGCAGTAGTTGCCGCTGTAAAACTAGCACTGTTGTCATACAGAGCAATTTTAAACTGGTCACTTGCTGCCGTAAAATTGTGAACCCCCTTCATTAGTTCTACTTTGAACGAGGTGCATAGAAAGTTGCCACTAAAAGCCATTACATGTTCCTTATATATTCGGCCAGTTTTAACTGACCAGCATCTTTAATTGCATTATATACCGTAGTTCTATCACTTTGGATAGCCTGCATCATATATACCGCAATGATCTTTTCCATCTCATTACGGTACGCGTGGGCCTGATCCCTTATTGCAGGAGGAGCATTGTCGGAAATACCTATAAGTTTATTTACGCAACGCTTCGCAGTTTCTTCAGGAGTAAAACCACGATTGTCTGTAGTTTCTACTCCCACCTTAAAATCATTAGACATAGATACGCCAAAAGACATATTGTTCATTGTTTCTGCCTCACAACGGGTCCTGTTCTGTACTCATCTGTAACTTCTTTGCTCTCGCCAAGAAGTTTGAGACCCATAATAGCCTCAACAAAACGCTTTTCATACAAGACCTGCATGTCCTGTTCGCCCTTCATAAAGATATAAGCTTCCATTAAACTTCCGTACAAAAGAGCTAAATCAGCATTTTCACTAATCCAAGTTTCAGTATTATCCGGAACTATTTCTTCTGAAGTTGTTCCGCTTGGAACGCTATTTATAACTGCAACGGCCCCGCTGGTATCTCCCACCAACGCTGTGCCAGAAGATGCGGTTCCTCTAGGATAAGCATCTGTCAAACCCGCAGGAAAATTAGCGGTTATTGTCGTGTTGTCAGTTCCAGATGTTCCTGTAACAATAAAAGAAGAGTTTGCAACGGAAGTGGTTTCTCCGGCTGGAGTTGCAATAACTGTTTCTCCGGCAGAAAAAACAGTTGCACCTGTATAAGCTACTACAAACGAAGTTTCACTTTTTGTTAAACTTGTTGGACGATAAAAATAATGAATTTCAGCCGCATAAGAGCTATCCGGAGTAGGACTTAAAATTAAATTGTTAAGATCATACTGAGCGTAATAACGAGGAGGTCCAGTTACTGCCGGATTAGGGTTAAAAGATTGAATAAAGTTTGAATCTTTAAAATCTAAAAAAACTACCTCGCTAGAACTGTTGGTAAAAGACAAAGCAAACGGAGCTAGAAAATCGCTTGGAACTCTTAAAAACTTATTAGAAGCAGACATGGAACCAGAGTCATTTTTTTGAAACAAACTTAACTGAACGTTCTTTAAAATGCGTTCTTCTGTGTTTTTAATAAAAACAGGGAGATTGCTGATAAACGTTGTCTCATCGTTTTCAGTGTAATCGACTATAGCCTGTTTCAATGTAGTGTAAGTATAGCTCATGATATAACCACCGTAACAACTCCTGCAAAACCAAAAGCCCGTGTTGGTTTAGGCTGCGGTTCTTCTACCAAAGGAATCCCAACATAAACATCTAAATTTTCTTTTATATCAGGCCGCGCATCTTTAAGGGCCTCTGGATCAGTTACCTTACGAAAAGGACCTAATTGAGGCTGCTTGGGTTCAAACTCGTCTCGTCCAACAAGCAAACCATTCCACTCCTCCCGCATATCTTTATACCGATACCGAAAGCCAGATCGGTCAGAGATTGCGTAAGCGTTTCTGCCTGTTGCAAATTTACCCATCAGCCTACCCTATAATAGTCATATTTTGGAACAACGTTAAACGAAGCCCGGTCACGATCTTCTGTCATAGCACGTTCAAACTCTTCTTCATACATAGCTTTTAACATTTGAACACGATTAGGGGCTCGTTTTACCGCAATGTAGTAAGCAAGACCCGCAGCCAAACAAGGATAAAACCGAAACGGCATGTCCATAGTATTTATAAAGGTATCTGCATCGTCCATACGGGTAAGAGCATTATAGTAAATAACATCTGTACTGTTTTCAGGAACAGGCCATAGTTTTAAACTGGGTGTAACTTGGCGATCTAAAAAGAATTGGTTGGGTCGAGATTGAGTGGTTTTGTTAGGAATATTAAGATAGTCATCCCTACACAACCGAGACAAAGAATAATCTGTTCCGTCCCTTTGAACCACTAAAGACAATATATCAATTACATCTGCACCTAACGCATACGCACCCGTTCCAGTAACCAACGCTTGTGTGCGTTGAGTGATCGTCCATTGATTTAAACCTCGGTTGGCCCACTCAGCAAGCATAAGGTTTAAAGAACGTTTAGCCGATTTTAAGTCATAGCCTGTTCTTACATCTAAGCCACAACGCTCAAAAGCTTCTTCAATATATTCTGCTACATCAAGTTCAAAATCTACGCTATTAGAAACAGCCATCTCATTCCTCGCTGTAAAGATTATCAAATATTTTAGTTACATCTAATGTATAGTCTAGATCAGATTTAGAATAATGTACATGCTGAGATGGTTTGAAATCTGGAGCGCCCTCTCCTGTCTCAAACCACGCAGGGTGCGTTACACGCACACGATTGTTAGGCAACGCCACAATATTGCCTGTCCATTCACCTGCATCTAACAACTGCATAACATGTGCCTGCTTATGTTGAGCCGGATCATCTGCAACGTCAGTATCTGTGTAATCAACTGTAAACATGTATTTAGCCGGAAAAAATTTACCATCTATTTTAGCCATCCAAGGGCATGGAGTAGCACGATCTAAAATATACACAGCGTGAGTATGCGAGGGACAATCCCACGGTTGAGCCTCATGAACAGCCATTGGTTTAGGCCAAGCTTCTAATGGCTCATCTGCAACTAAGGCAGTTATGGGCATACGAGCCCACATTGCGCCGCCATGAACATTTGGATCATCGTCATCATCTGCCTCGCAACCAGTAAAAATTAACTGAAAGCTTAAACAACGATTGGGCATTGTAGTTACGGCAATAGCCATAGCATGCAAAAACTCGCCGTGGTAACGCTCATGATTGACCGTATACTCACGACGAACCCAGCATTTAAAATGCGGTATGTTACTTTGCAGAAAAGGCATTTAATTACTTTTTCTTAGCCGCGCCACCGCGTTTCATTTTGGCAACGCCGCCCTTGGCGTAACCTTTTTTCTTCATCATTGCGCCGCCCATTTTCTTTTTAGCAACACCACCTTTAGCGTAGCCTTTTTTCTTCATTTTCTTCATGATACTGATCCTTTTGTTTTTTTACGTTTACGGCCTAAAACTATTCCACAACCTCTGGCCACTACGCTTCCGGGGGGAGTGTTACCCCGAAAAGGTCTCTTTGCTTTTGTCACAGAAGGATCTCCACCTTTGGACATGTTTTTAACGGTAGCAGCTTTTGTATTTTTTACAACTTGTTGACCCTTAGAGCCTGCTCTTTTCTTTTTTGCAGCCGTAGCTTTGCGCTGGGCTTTAGTAAGAGACCGAGCTTTACTTGCAGGAAGGCATCTATCCGGATTTTTCTTGTCTTTTGACGTACCGCAAGGGCCTTTTATAGAGCCGTCAGAGCCTATTCTAACCCAATTCTGGTCGCGCTACTTCTTTAGCTCGCCCATTTACTTCTTTCCCTTGCTTTTCTTAGCATAATTAGGATCTTTGCAGTATTTAGATGCCGCCATGTTTGCATAAGCACTTGGATATGTATCAAAAGTTCTTTTGGCCCATGCTTTTCCAGAAGGGCATATCTTACTGCCCTTAGACTTCTTTGAAGCGGATCCACCATTTTTAAAGTAGCTTAAACCTCTAGGCATAGCGACTTTTTTGCGAGGTGAAGTAGTAGTTTGTTTGTTCATTTGACTACGACTCATTGCCATTTTAACACTTCCATCTTTTACGAGCTTGGCGCAAACGACTGTTTGGATCTTTTGCAGCCTTTGGAAACTTTTTCATCTGACCCAGAGAACGAGCGCAATAAGACTTACGCCGCTTTGCTGCTGCGCTACCTTTTTTAACTTTACCTGTAACAGCCGTTTTTAATTTAGATCCGGGGTTTTTTCTCCGGTAAGCTTTAACGCCCTCTGCGGTCATTCCCGCCCCTTTTTCAGTGGGCCGAAAATTCTTTTTATTTCGCGCAGGCATTTTACCCTTGCTGGTTTTTTTACTAGGCCTAGCCATACTTTTTACGCATATACAAAATGATAGTATATGTGTCTGCGCTCGTATGACCTATGGTTGTAAATTGAATATCTCCGGTTTTGCCACTTCCCGCGTTGTTAGTTAAGCCACCAAACACGGTATAATCATGAGAGCCGCTTTGATTTTCACCAAGCTCAATGCAAAATGCGTCTGTAGTTGCATCCCACAAGATTTGAACCTTCATGCCAATACATTGCCACCAGATACGCTCAATCACAACACCAGTACAAGCATCACCATCCACGCTAGATTCCAAGGCAGAAACATTTACCTTTTTAACGGCGGACTCTCCGGTCCCGTCGGAAACGTTAGTGAACTTCATAACGACCTGTTTACCGCCGTCGATCAGCGTTTGTGAGGTTACAGCATCCGCCATATTAATCTCCTATAAATTATGGGTGGGGCGTTAACCCCACCAGATTAATTACGCAATTTGAACGTACTCAATGATGAATGTGAACGATCCTGCTGTTGTCGCATCAACTGTGTTAGTGATGTTGCAGTAAATAGTTCTTTCGGTGTCTGTATACTGAACAGAAGCGGGAGCCGTTGTGCCGTCCTGTGTTTGAAGAACCAAACTGGTCACAGTAACGTTGTGTGCAACAACAGTTGTGCCACCATCAAGGATTTCGTCAGTCTGAGCCGCAACAATTTGTGCGCCAGAAGAAGACGTACCAACTTCATAACCAATATCACCTGTCCCAATAACGGGAGAAACATCACAAAATATCTTAATGTCCGTAATAATTGTGTTTGCTGGTTGTGTGAACTCACCAATCGCGGGGCTGTCACCTGCGGTTGTGTTTACTGTAACTCCAGAAGCAAAGCCAACATGCTTTACATATTTGTTGGTAAAAACACCAGTAGAAGCAACGGATGAGGTTTCTGTTATCGCACCTGTAGAGGCGTTTTTATTAATAACTTTAAAACCATTTTCAGAGCGTACCGCTCCGGTGAATGTAGTTGTAGCCATTT